AGCCGTAGCTCGCACCGTACTTGTTGATCGCTGCCGCCATTGCTGTCTGCGGCACGTCCACCGCCACGCCCCAGCCATGGTTGGAAGTACCCGGCCGAGCCGCCAGGTTGCCATGACCGCTGACATAGAGGTTCCAGAAGTACTGCTGTTCTGCATACGTCCTGTAAGCAGTCCTGCTAGAAGTCGGGCAGATCCAGATCCCCGTCTCCTTGCCGATCTTGGCCCGCAACCGTAGCCACGAGTTGGCGGCGTGCTCCTCCAGCCGACCGCCAGGGATGCTCCCCAGCGCTGATGCCGGAAGTCTTCCGTTGCTTGCCACTACTGTTCACCCTCCTTCTTCGCCGGGGGCGGTTTCTCGCCTTCTGGCAACGATGTCCCGTACAACGTCTCCAGATGACCCTTCAGTTCAGGGCTTTTGACGCGACTGATGATGTTCTTCTTGATGTCGTCTACGCTCCATCCCCTTCCTTCAAGCATCTTGACAAGGTGACCAGCCTGCGGTCCATCGAGGCCAGCGAATACACGCTTGATGAATCCGCTTGACGCCTTGACGTTGACCTGACCCTTGTTCTTGTACTTGTTGTCGAGCGCATCGGCCAGATCCGCGATCCGTTGCCACTGCACATCCGCGATGAACTGCCCGATGTCAACTTGATTGACATCCGCCACCCTGGCAGCGAGGAAGGTGCGCACAGTATCAAACGTCAGATCCTCAAGCTGCCTGCCTGCATCGCGCACGGCTGCCATCCTGCGCGCCCACACCGCAGGATCGACGCCGACAGGCACACCGCTCTGCTGCGGCAGCGCTCCACCCTGGATCGTCTCAGCGACGACCTCAAGCGCGCCTTCCTTGAGTGGCCGGAGTCTCTTCCCGGCAAAACGGCCGGTGATCGGATCGTAGTTCTTGTTGCCTGACGCCGCGCCACGACGCACGACAGCGCCGGAGGGATCAGGCTGTGCAGCCACCTGCCCCGGCGCTCGTGTTGCCAACATGATTGGCGGTTCGTCAACGTCTTGGTAGACGATCTCGTACTCGTCATCCATCAGGATCTCTCCCCAATGGCTCGTCGGTGGTGTCCATGGCGAACGGTGGGATGCCATCGCCCCAAACAAGCAGGCGAATGTTCCATCCCTCTGCCAGCCGCTTGCGCTCCTCCTCGGTCGGCTCCCACACCGACGCGATCACATGGTTGCCACGACCGTCATCGAGATCGTAGACCCACAGGTCGTTGTCCTCCGTGCCACCAGGGAGGTGAAAGACCCGCTTCGTGTTGTGCGTCCTACGTGCTCGCATGGGCACCGTGGCCATTTTGCGTCACCAGCCAGTCGGCCAGTTCCATCAAGTATTCCTCGGTGCCATCACTGTTGAAAACTATGAATGCCGTCTCCGTGCCCTGATCGAAGTAGGCAACGCTGTCGTCAGGTGCTCCCTCGGGCATCTCAGCGACGTACTCGACCGAGAAGTTGGCGCGCGGGATGAGATCGAAGCCCAAGGTTCCGTTCGGATGTTCCTTGCGCATCTCACGCCACGCTTCGCGGACGGTGTAGAGCCGACCGTTGCGAGCCGCGCAGTCCTCATCGAAATCCTCGCCATCCGTCGCCCGGACGTATCGGATACCGGCAGCCTGACCAGAGAGCAAGGTGGCAGCATTGACTGCATCACGTGTCTCACTACGCGCAATACGGTCTGCGCGAACCGTCGGAAAGCCCTCGAAATGCGCCGTAATGCCGTCTGCAATTTCGCCAGGGCCTTGGCCATCTCGGATGGCGTCGGTGACGAATCCACGCATCTCCTCCTTGAACGTTCGATCCGTGAGCCGTATCAGTCTGCCCACCTGTTCGCTGACGAAGGTATCGATGTCGTCGTCATCGATGTCAGCTTCCACCCTCGTCCTCTTCTGGTCGAGCCTCGCGCCTCTGACAACCATCTTGCGGATGATGTCTGCCGAACGCTCGCGCAGCTTCTCCATCTCCTCACTGGCGACAAGCCACTTGTCCATCAGCTTCTTGACCGCCGCCTCGGCAGTCTTCTTCGTGATCCGCACGCGCTTGTCAGCCAGTTCGAGAGTGTCAAGGCCGTTGACGTACTTGGCGAAGTCGGGGTACAGACGACGGAAGTGCGCCTCCCAGGTACGCCGCAGTTGCAGGGCCAGCGAGCGCAGCGTCTTGTCGCTGTAATGCTTGCTGGCAGGGAGGTTTGTGATGAAGTCGTCGGCGTCTCCCAGCCAGGCGTCCATGTGCTCGGGCGGCTGCATGTAGATCGTGGCCTGTTGGTACATCGGGTCCGAGAACCCGGCCGCTCCGGTTGCCGCACCGCCTCCACGTGGCGCAGGCAGCGAGCCACCGTTCTGGAAGCCGGGATTGAGGTTCGGGTTGGTAACCACGCCGACGTTGCCAGGGCCAGGTGTCACCAGTGGCGGCGATCCGAGAGCGGACTGCGCTGCCAACTGGGCACGTTCACGTTCCAGCGCTCGGGCGTCACGGAGCGGCGCGTTCATCCGGCGCAGTAGCTCCATCACGTCAACGTTGTTGGCAAGGAGATCCGGCTGGCTCTGGCCGATCAACTGGAGCACCTGCTTATAGAACTCGATGTCCTCCTTGCGGAAGCCGTGGCTCACCTTGAAAGCCACGCCGCCATTGTTGATGAACTCGGGGAAGTTCACGATCAGAAGCTGCGGGATCATGTAGCGATTGATCTCGTCGTCAGCTTCTTCCATCAACAGTGCTTGCGACTCCACGAAGATCTCGGCCATCTGCGCGGCAACGTTGCGGCTGGAGGTTCCTCCCTCACCCTCGATGAACGCCTGCTCGGGCACCCACACCGAGCGCAGCTTCATCACGTTGAGGTAGTTGAAGCGGGTGTCGAATCCCTGGAGGCTCTGCCACGGCGTCTCTAGGAACTTGAAGTCCCACGCACGCTGCGTTGAGGACGCCTCCCCCAGTCCGGCTTCCGCCATTGTTGACGGCACGGCTGCGACCGCGTTGCTGCGGAGCCGGTCTGCCATCTCAAGCGCGATCTGCCAGTTCGGCTGCGTCTCTCCCGTCTCGTCATCGACAACACTGCTTCCTTCAGGGTGGAACGCGACGACAGGCGGGATGGCGATCCGCTCATAGCCACGGTTTGAGATCTGGAACAGGAACTTGTAGGACCACCAGTAGTCCCTCGCGTGGCCGGTGCGAGGGAATCCGTAGATCGAGCCGTGCTCATCGTCCTTGGCGTTCGTGCCCCACAGCGAGTGGTACACGTCGATCTCCATCGATCCCTGCTTGCCCTTGCTGCGACTCGTCTTCGTGCTGGCGCGGGTCACCTGCGGCGCGTCGTAGGTCATCCCGTTGAATTCGCCAGTCTTGTCATCGAAAACAGGCTTGACAAGCTCGGGGCGTAGCGGGACGGGAGCCTTCCAGATGATCGGCTCGATGCTGCCCTCGTCCCACACCGGCTTGATCTGCCTGGCGGGATCGGCCTCGGAGGGATCGTTGTAGATGCCTCCGGGGTTCTTCATGATGAAGCGCTTGACCATCGCCTGGTAGCCGAAGTCCAGAGACAGCATGCGCTGGAAGATGTAGCGAGCGTAGATCGGGCGCAGCGCGGCGTCAATAAACGCGGCAACTTGCGCGTTCGGGCCGTTCTTGTCGCGCGCCTCGATGTGCCACTCTGCCCGCACTAGTGGCACCTTGATGTAGTGCAGGCCGAACGCGATCATCGCGTCCTTGCGCATCTGCCTCATCTGATAGAGGGTGACGCGCTCTGAGTCGAACGGAGGGCCTAGCTGTGTACTGAACGCCGTCCATTGATCCTGGCTCGGCGTCATCTGTGCCGTCGTCGGGGCCTGGTCAAGACCCTTGACGGACTTCTCGATCTTGGCTTCGTCTTCCGGAGTGACGCCGCCTTCATCAATCTTGACGTTTACATCAGCCATTTCTCACTTGTCCACGTTGAGTGTGAAGCGCGGGTCCAGTTCAACTCCCGATCCCCCGCGCGATGCTATCGAACCGTAGACGATCTCACCAGTCTCAGCCGCCATCGGCGTGCGATGGCTCACGACGACCTTGCGTGAGGCCGTTTCACCGTTGGAGGCGGCTTTGGTAGCTGCCCTCTTCGCTCGTTCGCGGCGCTTGCTCTCGATTGCCTCGGCGTTGGCGATGCCATAGCGCCACGCCGCCATCGCGTGGTTGAACTTGTCAAGCTCCTTGCCAGTCTTGGGGTCTTTCTGCCAGCCCTCAACCTCTTCACAGAACATCGGGCAGGCATCGACATCGACGGCGAACATGTCATCAATGACGAGGTTCTGCACCGTCTCGATGAAGCGGATCTTGTTGCGAGTCTTGATGGGCCACGAGGACGAGATGCCATGATTGGCGAAGATGATCCTGTCACCGGCTCCCTGCGGGTCACAGAACGTCCCTCGGACCTTCCACGCCTGGCCATACTCACGACGGTATCCCTCATCGACCATGACAACACGCTTGGCGAGAGTGTCGGAACCGATTCCTGACACATAGATCTCGTGGAAGCAGACGTAGAGGCCAGCCTGGAGCCAGATCGGCTCGTACTCAAAGCCGAGCGCCGGGATCTCTGCTGTCAGGTACTGGAAGTAGAGCACGCAGGCCGGGTGCGTCGATCCCCAGTCAACACCCCTGTAGATCGGCCCGTACATTGGGTGCGGCTCGTAGTGGCGCACGCCGTACAGGTTCAGCGACCAGTCCTGAATGTAGTTGTTCTCGTCCTGGCCATGACGGCACTCATGCTGCAACGTCCATGTGCCAGGAGTGTTGCGCTTGAACGTCATGACGAGATCGATGTACGGCTTCCAACCGCGCGAGCGGAACGCCTTGCCACCGCAGACCGCTTCGAGAGTGCGCGGCTTGCCACTTGGCAGACGACCCTTGACAACTCTGTTGCACTCACAGAGCGAGTCGGGGTCCATCCCCAGTTCCTTCAGGCGCTTGCGGCGCAGGCGACTTGACACACACCGGCAGTTGGGAACCTCGTGGACCGTCTCCCAAATGCACCACACGTAGAGGATGAACTGCGCGATGTTGCCTTGCTTGACATCTTCCTCGACCTCATCCAGAAGCTCCTGCATCAGCCCCTTGGTCGAGTTGCGCGTGCTCGTCACGATGTCCTGCGGCGGGATCATGTTCCCGAACTGCTCCATCCACGAAGGCAGCGGGCCGGTAGCACGATTAGTGACAGCCATACCACGGCTCTGGTTCCAGACGGGGCGCTCCATCTGGTCAACCTCGTCGGCGTGCGACTTGGCCGGGTGCGGGCCAGAGACGGCGTTCTCAGATCCGGCCACGACCTCGACCACCGAGCCGGTCTTCCACACCGTCTGAGACTTCTTGGGCTTGTCCCTGATGAACGGGAGAACTGTGTCAGTACGCCTGCCAGTTTCCTCGTCGTGGACGTAGCACCAGTCCTCAATGTTGCCATAACAGCGGTTGCCCTGTGCCTCCGTCGCCCCGAAGGATAGGCAACCACAGCCCGCCTTGTACGTGCAGTTGAGGTAGTGCAGCAGCGCGACGATGAAGGTCTTGGAGCCACCGCGATTCGCCAGCGCAAGCCCTGAGCCTACACGCTCGAAGAACAGGTCTGCCAGGAACTGGAAGGGTGCTACGTGGTCTTCACAAACCGCTTCACGCGGGATGTCAACATGGATGTGCTTCTTGATCCAAGCGTGTAGCTCGTCATCATTGCTTGGACCTTCGTATTGCAGCTTGCGTGAAAGGGTTTTCACTCGACTCACGATGTCTCGCAAGTCGCTTACTTCTAACTGATCCAGCGATTCCGGCGTTATGCCCATTGCCGTCAACACTGGGGGTATCTCCGTTACCCCAGCCTTCGCCAACAGAGGATGCACCTTCCTCGATGACCTCGGCGTCTGTGATGTCCCACGCTGTTCCCTCGATGGCTGCCGCAGTCTGCGGTTCTGCAACGAGTTCGAAGAGGGTGGCAATCAACTCCTCCTTCGTCTTCGTGTCGAATTCCGCTTCGTACTCCTTGAGTTGAAGCGCTGCCTCGCGGTTCTCGATGTCGAGCGCAAGCTTGACAGCATCGAGATTCGCCCTGGTTCCGGCGTCCTTCTTCAAGGCTCTGTCAATAGCCCTGATCATTCTGCCGGTGAATCGCTCGCGGATCTCTGCCGCGATCACCTCAGCCGCGCGAGCCTGCCGGTCAACGCCAGTACGAGGACGGCCTTGTCCATGGCCTTTGCCACCCATCTTGCCCTCGTAGACCAGTTGGAGCGCGCGAATCTGCGGGTCTGAGTCGTACATCTCGCCCTCGATGCGCGGGCGAGCACCCAGGCGGTGCAGACGGCCCAGCGCGGCTATCTGCCGCTCGTTGAGGCCCGAATCGTCGGCCAGTGCGATCTCATTGCCACCCATTTGCGGGGCATT